ACACTCACACTATGGGAAGAACCTGTTGACAGTGCTTATTACGTCATTGGTGCTGATCCTGCTTATGGTTCTTCTGACTGGGCTGATCGTTTCTGTATTCAAGTCTATCGCTGCTATGCCGACGGTCTGGATCAGGTAGCCGAGTTTGCAACCTCAGAACTCAACACCTATCAGTTCGCTTGGGTGATCTGCTATCTGGCTGGCGCCTACAAGAACAGCACTCTTAACCTTGAGGTCAACGGCCCTGGTCAAGCCGTCATCAACGAGATTCGTAACCTCAAGCGTTACGCCGCCAGCATTGGCGGACAGAAAGGACAAGACCTGTACAACGTCATGGCGCACATGCAGAACTATCTGTGGCGCCGCAACGACGCCCTGGGCGGCATCTCCAACAGCATGGGCTGGGTCACCACTGCCGGCACCAAGGAGCGGATGCTCAGCTACTTCAAGGACTACTTCGAGCGCGGGATGATGGCCGTGCGCAGCATGGAGCTGCTCGAAGAGATGAAGTCACTTGTCAGAGAAGGCAGCAGCATTGCTGCTTATGGACGCAATAAGGATGACCGCGTCATGGCAACAGGATTGGCCTCTGCCGCCTATGCCGAACAAGTGCAGCCAAGACTGATTCAGCAACGTGTCACCAGACACACAGAGGAGGTTATCCAGAAAGCCAGAGAAGGCGGCGATCTGGTCAACCAGAACGTCACCAACTATCTCAAGAGAATCGGCATCTATGGCTAAGCACGACCAGCTCACCATCGTCAGCATCCACGGGCATAACGACGGCGCTAGCGCTATCCCAAGCCTGCTGCACTCCAAGGCTCAACTACCAGGCGCGAGAGCGCTGCTGCTCTCCCTACGCCCTCCTGAGGCACTTCCTGATGACATCGAGTGGCGCCAAATCTACAACCTCGACTATCAAGAATACTCAATCTTCATGATGCATTGCCTCGCATCCTTCATCGAGACAGATTTCTGTCTTGTCGTGCAGGACGATGGCTGGGTGCTCAACGGTGAGAACTGGAAAGACGAGTACTACGACTACGACTACATCGGCGCGCCTAGCCATTGCGCCTTCAGCGAGAACCATATCTACCTGCACTTCGCCTGGACCAAGGCGAAAGAAGAGGTTCACGTTGTGCAGAACGGCGGTTTCAGCCTGCGCAGCAAGCGATTCCTTGAGGTATGCAACAAGAACGGTATTGCACACCAGAACGGCAACGACATCCACTACTGGAACGAGGATGCGCAGCTATCCAGCCTGCTCAAACCCGTACTCGAGGAGTGCGGAATGCGCTACGCACCCTTGGAAATCGCCAAACAGTTCTCAATTGAGTACCTGGACGACACGCTTCACGCCGATACCGACTTCAATAAACTGGTCGGGCACCATGCACAGAGCCGCAAACTGGTGGCTCCCATGCATGTGCGGATGGAATTGACCTGGCAACAGGCCAACCAGATCATCGGAGAGGCGCGTTTTGGCGAGTTTTTGCAAGAACTCGGCTACTTGGTGGAGTGGAAATATGAAGGTGATGCCAAGAAAAGAGCTGCTTAGGCAGCTCAAGCTGTTCAAACAAGACAAAAAGCGCGGGATTACGATCAAAAATTTCGCGCTGATTGCTGGAATTGGCTACCAATACCTCAATAGCATTATCGCTGAGCGCGAACAGATGTCTGAAATCATGCAAAAACGCCTATCTAAGGCGTTAAACGAGTTCAGAATGGGCAAAGTAGCCACGATTGAGCACGTTTCTGGACGCACAGAGCCTGTTTACAGGCAAAAACCAGTGCCTTTGGCCCGAAAAAGCATGGGTTTGACCGTAAAAGACGGCCAAATCACGCTTTCAATAGGCATGAGGCAGCTTGGAGACTACTCTCGCCCTACTCTGGGCGAGTTGCTTGACAAACCAAGGTAAGGGGGCATAAATGGCTGTAATGCATGACTTTAAGTGTGCTGTACACGGGTATTTCGAATCTTTCGAGGCGGTCTGCCCTCATGGGTGTGACACCGTGCAGAAAGTCTTCCTGCAACCCGTAGGAATGGTGTCTGATACCACCAAGTTCAACGACACCACGCTGCGCAACCTGGCGAACGACTTCAAGATGGGCGACATCAAGAGCGTTAAGGAAGGTGAAGCACAACCGCCGAGGTTTGCGCCTCCGCCAAGTGATCCTTTTGCCGTGCAGTGGGGTAGCCCATCACAGATTGGCAACTACAACACGGCTAGTGTTGCCGGTGAACAGGTCAATGGATTGGCCGCTGCCGGTGGCAAGTTCGCCAAACCGACGACGGCATCGTATATTCCCGACCATCAGAACCTTAAAATGGATAACTGATGCGTATCCCAGATAACCCGATAGAGCGCGAGCAGTTCTACGTTGACTTGATGAACAAGTGCAACGTAAGCACTCAGGAGCGCTCAGCCGAATACGCTGCGCTGCGTTCGTTCTTCCTATTCGGGTCGAACATGGGCGATGCCCCAGCGCACTACAACAAGATTTTCCCGCACATCGACCAGCTGATTTCATTTCTGTACTCAGCCGAATCGACACGCTTCAGCATCGACCTCGGCGCTGCCGTCCCAAATGAGGAGTACGCCAAGGTTCCGATTCTGACCAAGGCGCTCAACGACGAGTGGACGAACAGCAACGCTGATCAGATGTTTAGCCAAGCCCTCACTTGGGCCATGTGCTACAACACCGCCTTCATCAAGCTCACCTTTCGCAACGGCATCCATCCGTTCATGGTTGAGCCGCAGGCTATGGGTGTGCTGCGTGAAGACACGCCTTACACCTACCGGCAGGAAGCGGTCTGCCAGAAGTACTACATCACCAAGTCCGAACTCTACAACCGTCTCTACGCCCATCCGAAGCGTGACGAGCTGATCAAGCGTTTGTCGGCTAGCTATCACGAGCGCGATGAGGTGCCGCAGGCAATCGACAGACTGGTGACCAGCCAGATCAGCCCGAACATCTACGGCAACGTGATGCTCGACCTGACTGGCTACAACCGCTATGTGGCGCGTGTTGCCGAACCTACAATCGAAATGAATGAGCTGTGGGTTTGGAACGACGCAACCGATGACTACCAGTGCGTCACTATCGGTTCGCCGAACGTCATCATCTACGATCGCCCAGGCGAGAAGGTTTTCCTTAAAGGAGAACTTCCCTTTGTCCAGGTATGCCCGAACCCGCAATACGACTACTACTGGGGTCAGTCTGAAGTCCAGAGGCTCGTCTTCCTCCAAGAAATGCGGAACAAGCGCGTCTCGGAGATTCTGGATTTACTTTCCAAACAGGTTGCGCCGCCTACTGCACTGATGGGCTTTACCGGCATCCTCGATGAAAAGAACTTTGCGCTCAATCGCGCAGCAGGTCTTCTCGCTACAGATATGCCGAATGCCAAGGTTGAGCAACTGGCGCCTAGCATTCCGAATGACCTGTTCCGCGAGATCGTCGAAATCGACAACATGTTCGCGGAAGCCTCTGGTATTACCAGCGTCCTCTCTGGTCGCGGTGAGGCCGGTGTGCGCTCAAGCGGCCACGCATCGCAGCTTGCTCGGCTCGGCTCCAGCCGTGCGAAGAAGCGCGCCCTTGTTGTCGAAGAATCGTTGGAAAAGGTCGCCACCTTGTATCTCAAGATGATGCAGGTCTACGACGACACGCACTACACCGATCTAAACGAAAATCGTTTTATCGCAGCGCAACTGCCGGAAAACTTTGTCGTCAAAGTCGATGCACACAGCAACTCGCCCATCTTCATGGAAGACACGCGAGACATGGCGCTGAGCTTGTTCAATGCCGGCGCTATCAGCAAGGAACGTCTGATAGATTTGCTTGATCCTCCGATGAAGCAGTTGCTCAAAGAGGATTTGAAGAAGATGGAAGAGCAACAAGCGCAGATGGCAACGATGCAGCAGGCGATGAAGCAAGAGCCTACGCCGCCAGAAGAGCAGCCGATTGAACCGGAGATGCCGTGATGGAAAACAAAATCCCCACCAGTCCTGATGATTCGCCGCGTGTGACTAAGCCGGAAGTGCGGCGCATGGATCGCCCCGCCAATCTGTCGTTCAATCGTTCTGCGATTGCACGCGGTACGCGGCCTGTGTCAAACCGAGAGCCAAGGAGATAGCTATGTACGCTCGCAAAATGATGCGTGGTCGCAAGACCCGTCGCTGAAAAATAGCGGGTTTGTCTTTCGGGACAACCCGCTATATGCTATTGACAGTTTGATAACCCAGGTTTATACGCAGAAGGACATTGATTGCTATGGCCGATATGCAAGCAGACGTTGACATCATGGCTCTTCTGAAAAAGAAGAAGCCTAAGGTGGAGATTGAAATGGAAGACGCTGAAGAAGCCGGCGAAGACGTTGCCGACTCTACAGAAGCGCCTCCAATGGCTGCGCCCATGAGCACTGATGAGCCGAAGATGGGAAATGTAGCTGCGGCTCAAATCAATGTTCAGATGGCGATGGATTTGTTGCGTCAGACTGTGCCGATGTTTGGCAGTGGATCAGAAGAAGGCAAGATGATTTTGGGCTTGCTTTCTAAGTTGGCCGGTAAGTTTGGTGAGCGTGAAGCAAAAACTCGCGAACTGGTGCCGGCAGAAATTTTGCAAATGATTCAAACTTTGCCGCAGGCGGGAGGCGCGACGCCTGAGCAAAGGGTTGCCGCTTCTGCGCCGGTTCCAGGTATGGAAACCCCACCTGCACCCATGTAAGGAGACTGAAGTGGAACTTTTTAAGCCGAAGGGCATGTCAGCCCCGCTGAACCCGCAATCGGACAATCAGCAAAACGGTCAAATCTACAACCCGCCTCGTTACGCCCGTTTCGGTGGTCTTGATGGTGCCAGCAAGGTTGGCCCGAAAAACAAGATGACGCTGTCGAAGCCTGGCGATACGAAGAAGGTCATCTGATCATTTGAGTGAGAGGGCATACAAATGTCACTAGAAGACCTGACCCCAGAAGCACGCGACGAGCTAGCAATGTTGGCAAAGCAACTTGCCGACAATCCGCAAACTCGTAAGGACATGCTGCGCTTAACCAAGCGTGTGCGTCCTGACCTTCCTATTCCTGAGTTGGAAATCGAAGAAAGAACCTCGATGGCATTGGCCCAGGCTGAGCATCGCGTGCAATCTTTGGAAGCCAAGCTTCAAGAAAAGGAAGCGCTTAACGAACTCGAACGTCGTCGGAAGACCCTGTTGGAAAAGGGTTTGGTTGATGACAAGTCGCAGATCGAAGAGGTTGAAAAGGTGATGCTTGAAAAGGGCATTACCAATCACGAAGCTGCCGCAGAGTATTGGAAGTGGATGCGTCAATCGGCAGAACCTACGCCGGTTGGCTACAACCCGTCCCCGCTCTCGAATGTTGTGGGTATGAAGCAGTTCTTCAAAAACCCGCAGCAAGCCGCTCGTGACGCAGCGCATCAAGCCTTGTCGGAATTGCGTAAGAACCCGAGACCGATTGGGCTGTAAGAGCAGTGCAAGGGGGCATGTGATGGGCAACGGTAACGTTTGCTCGTTTGTTGAGAACTAGGAGGCTGATATGCCCATTGGTGGCGGTGTCATTCCGGCAAGCGGGACTGGTCAATACAATGAATTGACCTACGTTACCCGCCGTGCCTTTATTCCCAAGATGGTGGTGCAGCTGTACAACAGCACCCCGCTCATGGCTGCGCTGCTGGCTAATAGCCAACAAGCATCTGGCGGTGTGTCGTCTGTCACTGTTCCGGTTCAAGGCTCGCAGTTTGTTAACGCTCAGTGGTCTGACTACAGCGGCTCGTTCACTCAGCCGGCTGTTCAGCAAGGTGCGTACAACGCCGAGTTCAACCTCAAGCTGATGATTGCTCCGGTGCCGTTCCTCGGCATGGAAGGTGTTGTCCAGCAGGACTACGCAATCGTTCCGCTGATCGAAGCTCGCATGAATGATGCGACCAACGTGATGCTGGATGCGATGGCAACTGCCCTCTACAACAACACCACCAACACGCAGCAATTCACCGGTCTGCCGCTTGCTGTAGACGATGCCACTAATGGCAACACCTACGGCAACATTGACCGTTCGACCTACACCTGGTGGAAGTCGAAGGTCTACAACGCTGGCTCGGTAAACCCGACTCGTCAGAACATCCTGCAATACATCAGCGGCACCGTGAAGAACGGTGGCGAAATGCCGTCGTTTGGTGTTTGCGGTATGGGTACTTGGACGCTGCTTGCTCAAGATTATGTTGGTCAAGAGCAGTACGTCATCACCCCTGGCGGCGGTTTCGACAGCAACAGTGACGGCCCGCAAGCTGCGTTCCGCGCACTGATGGTTGCCGGCGTGCCGATTTATCCTGACCCGTACTGCCCCGAAGGTACTCTGTACCTGCTGAACACCAACTACCTGAGCATGTATGTTCATGAGCAAGGTTCTTTCGTGTTCACTGGTTTCGAGAGCACTCTCCCGAACTGGCAGATCGGTTACGTTGGTGCCGTGCTGACGATTGCGGAATTGGTTTCGACCAAGCCGAAGTCGATGACGCGGGTGTCCAACCTCAACTCGCTGTCGCTGTAAGGAGGCACTCAAATGGCACTTGGTCTGAATAAGATTCTCGTTGCTAGCACGACTAGCAACACCGCTAGCGCGTACTTCCAGAATCTGACCTTTCCGGTTACTGCTAACTCAACCTCGGTTCTCGTTGCTGGCACGTTTTATGTGCCGGCTTCCGCCAACATTTCGGTGGAAGTGCAAATGGTAGCGAACACCTGGACAACGGTGGTTTCTGCTGCTACGGGCGGTCTGGTGATTGCTGATGGCACCAACGTTCGTATCAAGAACGCTGATGCCACCAACAATGCGTCGCTTGTGCTCGTCACCGTCAACGGTGGTGGTGCTGCTGCTGGCACCTACAACACCTAAGGAGCGACCATGATTGCGAATCATGTAGGCGCAAACTATCCCGACAAGTTTGGTCGTTACGCGCTCGGCACTGCCAAGACCGTAAATTTGTCTACCGCAGGCAACTCGGTAGCTGTTATTCCGATTCTTGGTGGCACCAAGTACATTGTTCGCCAAATCACGGTTGCAGGTGCCAACGCTAGCGTTGCTACTGGCAATTTGACGATCCTCACCTCTAACGATGGTGTGGTCGCCAATGCTGTCAGTAACAACGTGGTGCTGGCTAACATCACCAGCAACGTTACGTTCCAAGACCTCGGCCTGACGGCGAACACGGTTACCCGCGCGTTCACTGCTCCGGCGCTGTTCGTCAAGGTCAACACGGGCGTTGCTGGCACGGTGGACATTACTGTGTATGGTGACGTGGTAGACCTGTAATGGTTTGGGTCACAAACAAGGGAGCTTCGACATTAAAGGATCGTCATTTTGGTGTGGACTACGAGTTCCGCCAGAATGCTCCAGTTGAGGTTCCTGAGTCTGCGGCCAGACACATTTTTGGATACGGCGACGATAAAAAGGAACCGTATCTGGTGCGTTTAGGATGGCTTAGACTGGGAGTGACGAAGCAAGAAGCTCTTGCTCGACTGTCCGAGTTTGTGTTTTCCAATAACCCACCGACAACGAACCACTCGGTGCCCTCGGTGGTCGGCTCAGTAGCTCCTCCTCCCATGCTTAGGCGAGGGAGAGGAGCCAAAGGTCGAATGCCTGCTGCTTAAAATGGTGGAACATGGCAACTTTGTCAGAATACATCACGGAAGTTCGCAGGCTTCTGCATGATGCGTCAGGAAATTTCTATTCCGACAGCGAACTGACGGACTATATCAACGAGGCTAGAGGCCACGTTGTGCAGGATACTGGTTGTCTGCGCACGATCCAGACAATCAACACGGTTGCCAACCAGGAAGTCTACGCATACGCGGACTTGCCAGAAAGCAACAGAACGCTCGACATTCTCAACATCAACGTTTACTGGGGTAACTCTCGGGTTCCGCTGCGCTATCTTGCGTGGACGGACTTCAATGCTCAGCTGCGTTACTGGCAGAACTATCGTGGCGTTCCCATTGGCTTCAGCATCTACGGCCAAAAGAAAATCTATCTAGGCCCAGTGCCAGATCAGGCATACGAACTTGAGATTGATACGGTGGTGCTTCCGACTCCGCTACTGTCGGACAGCACGTCAGAGGACATCATTGCACCGTATACGGAGCCGGTAGCTTGGTATGCGGCATACAAAGCGAAGTACAAAGAACAATCGTTTGGAGAAGCAGAAATCTTCAAGCAGCAGTATCAGCAGCAAGTGGCTAGCGTTCTGACAAGCACGTTCACTCGACGCTTGCCGTCACCGTACTCTTACACCTACTGAAATGGCGAATGTTGCTGAACAACGAAAGTCATATCAGGTCGTCAAGGATTTCAGAGGCTTAAACACCAAAGCCAACCGAACATCCATCGACCAGAATGAGTTCGCATGGTTAGAAAACGCCATGCCTATTGGATTTGGCAACGTAAAAATCACACCAGGTGTTGAGACCGTAGCAAACGTAGCGTTTGGCAATACGGTCACCTACTTGTCCTCAGGTGTTGTTGGCAGCACAACGTATCTAGTAGCGGTGCTTTCGGACGGTTCTGCGAAGTACGTTCGTCTGTCAGACAACACGTTGGGCAATATTGCCACTGCAAACACCTTCAGCAACTCAGGTGTGCAGCTGACGCAGTGGAAGAACGAGCGTTTGCTGTTTATTGATCCAGCGCAAGGCTACAAGACTTGGGATGGCACTAACCTTATCTCTATAGGGTCGGTGGCTAGCGTAACGATTACGGCCGGCGGCAGTGGCTACACCACGGCGCCAAATGTCAGCATCGCAACCCCGAGTCAAGCTAACGGTATCCAAGCGACAGCTACCGCATCTGTTCTAGCAAATGCTGTCGTTGCAATAACGGTAACGAATCCTGGCAGCGGATACACGACGGTGCCGGCCGTGACCTTTTCTGGTGGTGGCGGCGCTAACGCTGCTGCAACCGCCTCGTTGTTCCAACAAAGCGGCTCAGCGATTGCAACCTTTTCTGGTCGAGTCTGGATTGCCGACGATCGTACCGTCTACTACTCGGCAGCTGATTCCTACAACGACTTCTCTAGCGTATCTGCCGGCAACCTGACGTTGACTGATGCCACGTTGCGTAGCGACATTGTGCAGATTTTGTCGGCCAACAACTTCTTGTACATCTTTGGCGAAGACAGTATCAACGTCTTTT